GTAGTTCTGCTCCCTCTTCATTATCCTTTATACCAAAAATATAGTCTATACCCTCACCTCTTTCATTATTTGACCGCCTAAATGTATCAAATTGGTCAGAATTTACGATTGTTGCTGCGTGTTCATTTGGATATGGCCTTGCCATTTCTATAACTTCTGCTCTTTCTCGAGCTTTTTTTATTGCAGCAGCTTTTCCACGACTCCAACTGAAACCGCTGTCACCTCCCCAAGCCGCCCAGGCCACTCTTCCTTTTGACGGATATCCTTTTTCTCCTTTTCTAAAACCCTCTGCTTTTTTGTCAACTTCATGGCGGCTAAAAAAACTAAACATACGAACTACAACGTCTGCTGATAGTTCTCTACCACTAATTATTTGACTAGCTCTAACTGCTGCTACTTGCGTACCACCAGCCTGACCTTCCTCTTTCCACGCTTTGTACCTTTTGGCCTCTGTAACCATTCCTTGAGTTGGTTTGAGGTTGATCTCTGTGCCACTAACATTTGCCATAGTTAACTAGACTTTTTACGTTTTCTAGATCTTGCTGGTTGTTCTGGTTGGTTAGGAGTTAAATCAAGTGACATTTGTCCCATCTCAACTTCTAAATCTAGATCTTTATCTAATGTTACACCTAGTGACTTAGCAACCTCTTGTTCTCTTGCTATCTCAGAAATAATGTCGTCATAATCACCGCCATTTGTCTGCGCTATTACTTGTGACTTAGTCATGTAACCAGCTTGTTCAGCCTCGCGGTAAGCTCTAATTTCTTTAAGAGGATCAACGTAGTGTTGTGCTGGTGGAGTCCATCTTGGTTTGCAATATCTTTTTGAATTAGAAGCATAATCAGGAAAATCAATTACACCAGATAAAACTGCAAGATCTAACCATTCTTTAAAAATACGATAATGAAAATTATCTATTATGTATTTCTGACAAAACTTCCAATGCTCTCTATCTTCCAACAAACTTAATCTTGAACTTGAATAGTTAGTTTCTGAAAAGTCTTTACTAATAGTTTCAAAACTACAGCCAATACCGGTCGCAAAACGCCTAATTTTGTTTTTTACAAACATCTCATATTGCTGACTTGGATAATCAATGTCAGGAACAGTGACAGATTCGTTAGGCATAAGATAGCGAAAAGTGCCAGGCTCAAAGGATTGTATGCGTTGATGGTTTTCGACTTCATCTCCAATTAGCTCCCCTTGGTCATTTTGAATAAAGCCCATTATGCTCGCGCCGGCCCTAGCGCGAATTACCGCTGCTTCTTCATAGCCTTGCAATTGGTGCATATCAGCCATAACACTATGAAACCATGGCACACCTCTATTTTGGCCAGGTCTTTCTGGAAGAAATAGATGAATTATATCTTCCGCTGGCACAAAGATATGTAGCTTTCGGTTTGCAGAATAATCAAGATAATATGCATCGCCAGGATGTTTAGTCAGTATCGCGTAACGTAATGCCCTACCCCATTCATCGACCTCAACACCATTACGCCATTCGTTATTTTTATTAAGTGTTTTGCCGTCATATTCCTCATCAAGCAAATCACTTTCGATCATCTGCAAAGCAAGTGGTACTTCAGAATTACCAAATGGTTTTCTAACAATTCTGAATATTGCCTCACCTGATTCACACAATGCACCAGCGGCTAACCATTCAAATTGATGAAAACTATATTTACCAGCGCAATCGCAACTATCTGCCTGTGTCCACTCTGACCATGATTCTTCAATAATATTGTTAACTCTTTGATCTCTTTTGCCACCTCGTTGCTGCACAACAAGAGACTGAAACTTCATGCCTGTACCAACAATGTTTATTTGTGTTGTACGTTTTGCTTGTCTAGCATAAGGATTGTTTCTTACTAATTCTCTTGATCTATCTCTTAGCTTTCGCAAACTATTCCGTATTTCGGCATCGGCGCTTAACTGGCTACTCATCCAATCAGAAGTAAGCCTAGAAACTAATGCCCCTTGATATGCACGAAGATTTTTTAAAGGATTAGCATTTCTGCCAAAACCTAATACACGTTTTACCGCTGTGCTTATGTTTGATCTGATTCCCATTAAATTGCTCCGTTAAAACGTACAAATGTTGCTCTAGGATTGCCAAGACCATTAGCAATCATATCTGCTTGTTTTTCTCTTACAAGCTCTGCTTTATATCTACTCTCAAGCATAAGTAATTCTTTTAATTCATATTTCTTAGCTGACCTTGTTCCTATTTTATATTCTTGTACAACACCACCACTAATTATATTTCTTATAGCTGTTTGTATTGTTTCTAGATCTTTTTCAACTTGACTACGACCATCAAAATTTTGAGGTGTTCCGGTGTAAGCTAATCCTTCTAAAACTTCAAACTGGCCTGTATATATTGTTTGTTTTTCATTACCAGACTTATTAGCAACTGCCTGATAAAACCAATCCCCTGCTGCAAAAGCCTCTGTAACATTACTTGCAATCGTAAATTGAAAGCCATCGTTATATGCACTACTGCTAACAGTTGCCCCTAATGGCCCTAAATTTGTACGCAAATAATAAATAACAGACCAATCTGGACTGCTAATACTGTTGCCAAAGACATCTTGGCTAGCTGGTATGCGCCATTGCACATAATCTCCGGCTCTTATTGTTGTTGGAAAAGTCACGTTTAAATCACCAATTAGAAATAAAATTAGGCTTTTTAGCCGATTTAGTACGATTTAATCTTATCTTAGCCTCCTTTAGAGGCTTTTTATCTTCAAATCTCTTAGCAAATTGGTCATATATGGTTTTTCTGTCATATTTTTGCAATAATCTTTGAAAACTGGCGTATGCATAGACCATTTCATCAAGTGCTTCATTAGCTTGGTTCTTTTTCTTAACCCAAACACGTTCTTGATACCCATTTTTGTGTTTTAATATTTGTCTTTCTGCTGTTAGCTCTTCAAAATACGCTTGAGTTGTTGTCGGATAGAAATGTATATACCCATGACCTACTTCTGCGTCTTTTAACTTGTTATGTAACGTAGTTTTAATAATATCAACACCAACTGGATATAAACCTAGTCCTCTCTTAAGAACTTTACCTCGAAAGTTAATATCTACCCTAGAAATCTTTCCTAATGGTGGTTTGCCCTTAATACCAATACCTTTTATACCTATCAAACCTAATTGTTCTCTTTCTCTAACGTACTGGTAAGTTTCTTGAGTGTAGTGACCACCAGTATCAATAGCTGCTGTATCTATTTTTAATTCTTTGCCGTCTTCATTTTTATATTTACTTTGCAAAACCTCATCAAGTTGCGCCCATAAATCTGCTCTTGCTGGTGAGCCGTAAATAACTTTGCGATCAATTAGATACATTTCTTCATTACGACCAAAACCAATAACTGACATACTTAACCTATCATCCTGTACATCAATACCTAACGTAAGAATTAAAACTTCTCTTGGTGGTATACCTTCTTTGTATGTTTCTTCTGCTGCACGTTTAGATAGTCCATCTGCACTAGCTTTTGTATGATATTCATCCTCGTAAACTTCTCCTAAAGTAACATTAATAAAAGTTTTTAATTGTTCTTGATCATCTTTACAAGCAAGATATTCTTCCATCAAATTTTGCCAAGTGGAATTTGGTGAATATGAATATGCAGCCCAAATATGAAAACCAGCGTGTTTGCCGTTATAAGGTGCAGTAGCTCGCCACTCACCACGTTCTACCATCCACCTTTTTTTTGAATGAGGAATATGATAATTACATTTTTCGCATTTATATATTGTTGTACTTGGATCATTCTCAAAACACTCAAAATTAGCCCATCTTAAATACTGCATATGATTGCATTTAGGATTAGGACATGGAACATAATAACGGCGTTGATCTGTCTGATTAAATAATTTTTCTATGCGACTAAAATCTTTAACTGTAGGAGTAGATCCAGCAACTATCTTTCTATTTGCAAAAAATTCTGTTCTTTTTATTCCAAGCTTAATTTGATCACCCTCAGTTCCGGCAGATGCTGGATATCCATCAGTCTCATCAAACAAGACTATACGTCTACTAACTCTTCTAAATCCTCTTGGTGAGTTAGCACCAACAAGAGTTAGATTGCCGCCAGGGAATAATTTTTGAAGAAGAGTATTTTGACCATCCTTTGCTTTTGCGTCACTTACTAATCCTTGCAAACATGGTGTATCTCTTAAAAAAGGAGCAACTTCTTCTTTTGAGTAACCAGTAGCATCTTCAATAGTTGGTTGCACAATCATTATTGGACAAGGGTCATTATGTATGTGATAAGCAATAATGTGATTAAGAATTTTAGAATATCCAACTCTTGCAGATTTCATTACTGTTATCTGTTCAATATCAGGATTAGTAACTGCATCCATAATTCCTTTTTGATATGGCAACGTGCGCCATCTACCACCCTCCGCAGAACTCTCAACAGAAAGATATGCATATTGGTCGGCCCACTCACTAAGGGTTAATTTTTTGGGGGGTAAGAATGCTGCGTATGCTTTTTTTTCTAAATCAAAAATACTTGTCATGCAACAGATAATTCTTCTAAAGCTTCTCTAATAATGTCATCAATACAACTAACTGCGCTGTTATCTAAATCAGGCAATCTTTGCTGCGCCTTTGATGGAACGCCTAAAAGTTTATTTCTTGTATTAGTAATAATTTTTTGCCAAGTATTGTTTACTTCTTCTACTGGAACAAGACTTTTTTCTTTTTCTTGACGTTCAAGCTCTAATAACTCTGCTTTTAAATGTTCTGTTCTAGCCTTACTTTCGCCATATTCTGGATATTCGGTTTCAGATTGTGAAGATTTATAAGTTTTATGTTCAATTTTTTTAATTAATTTAGGCTCACTTCTTTTAGACCACTCATCTTTCATCGTATCTGAGTTAATAACAATCTTGCCTTGATTATCTTTTATAGCCGTTAGCCTGCCTTGTTTTATAGCCATATATACAGCTTGGATAGTAACTCCCATCTCCTCTGCTGCTTGTTTTCTGGTGATTAATGCCATAGAACTGTAAATGTTTTTATTTACAATAGCGTAAATGTAAATATATGGTATAATACCGCATTTTTACTAGGGTTTGAGTAAATACCACACATCTAATATAGCGCAAATGTAAATACTGTAAATTTTTTGTGCCTACATATATTTTGCGATCTGAAAAACAT